GACAGTAGTGGCTGGCGTGTTGGCAAGTTTACAAGAGGGTGATGATTTCCCCGTCGCGGGTTGCGACTGGGCTTACAAGGTAGCTAACGCATTGCTCAAAGCAGGGGAGGCGAAATGACCGATACGGAGATTTCAAGAGCACTGGCGCTGGCTATTGGGTGGTCGAATGTAACCAGCGGTTACTCGGGCGTGTATGTGCATGAAAGGCGCCCAGTAATCATGTGTCGGCGCTTTGACTACCGAGACTGGGCAGTTGCTGGGCCGATTGCGGAGCGGTATGACTGTTTTCCGCAAAGCACTGGCGCAACTGAATGGTACTCTTATGTTCCAGGCAAAGGCCGAGCACTTGCAGACACCCCACAAAAAGCAATCGCGCTGGCAGTTATTAACGCGAAGGGCAAGAAATGAAACCAGAGCAAGTAATCGAGTGGGCCGACAAATCCGGCTATCTGAACCTGCCAGTCAGCATGCGAGGAATGGAACTCGCCGAGCTAACCCGCTTCGCCGAGCTTGTCGCGCAGCATGAGCGGGAAGAAAACGCGAAGGTGTGCGAAGGGCGCATTGGTGGAGCAGTGAAAACCAATGAATGGTGGAACGGTTTTAGGTCGGCGATGAATCAATGTGCAGCCGCTATCCGCGCACGGGGACAGAAAGGCGGTGCATGATGCTGGCTACTTACTTGATCATCATCGGCGCTATTTTTTGTTTGGGAATGGCCGCGTTCATTCATGAAGGAAAATCTACGAAAGCAGTAGTTTTTTGCTTTGTGCTATCCGCCTCTGCGCTCGCCGCTGCGTTTCTTTGTGCTGTCTTTGAATTGATCGGTATGGGTGCTGCATGACCACATCCCCCTTCAACTGGCGCGCAATCCCTTCGCAAGTAAACTGGTCGGCAGGCGCAAAAAGCCACCGGCAAACGCTGATCGACGCCACCCGGCAGAATGGCGAGTCCACGCTAGGATGGGCTGCAAAAAGTACGGTGCAAACACCTGCACCAAAGTTCCAAAAGAAGCGCAAAGGAGCTAAAGCAACATGATCGGCCGCAGCGAACAACTCAAGAGCCTGATGGCCCAGCTCCCAGGCCCGCGCAACGTAGACCGCCTGCGCCAAGCATGCGAGATCACCGGCCTCAAGGAAATCACCCTGCGCATCTACACGATGGCCAAGCCACCTCGGGTACCATCCCAGCGCACCCTAGACCTACTGGCAAGGGGGATCGCAAATCAATCCAAAACCACCAAGCGGCGCGCACCTCCCCGGGCAAGAACCCCAGCAGCCCACAAGCCACCCCCGCAGAATCAAGAAGCCTCAGAGTAAGGGGGGGCCCAACAGGAGCCCACCCCAAAAACTCGGACACCGGAATGTCCAACAATCGGACACAGCAAACCCGGTCAACACCACCACCAACCCCAACGACATCAAAGACTATTCCACCGTCCATCATTCCCCCAACTGGTTCGATAGTGCTACCATACCGCTCGAATCACCACCACCACCCCAAAAGCTCAACCCAGCATTGCAGCCATGTCAAACCAGCCAAAGCCCAAACCAACAGCCAAGCCCAAGGCTGCGGCGAAGGGGCGCACGGTCAAGGTCAAGACACCAGAGCAGCCAAAGCGGCCGCGTGGCAGGCCATCCAAGCCAGTACCTGTGCCGCAAGACCTAGCAGAAGAGATCGTTCGGCGAATCTCCGATGGCGAAACACTGCGCAGCATTTGCAGAAGTGAGCACATGCCAACTTGGCGAGCTATTTACGATTGGATGGAGAAAGACCCGCTTTTCGCTGCACGCATCGCGCGCGCACGAGAGCTTGGCGAGGACGCCATTTCCCAGGAGTGCATGGACATTGCGGATGACACGACCGGCGACGAGGTGCTGACGGAAAACGGGCCGCGCCCGAACACCGAGTTCATCCAGCGCAGCAAACTTCGCATCGAGACGCGCCTGAAGCTGCTGGCGAAGTGGAATCCCAAGAAGTGGGGCGACAAGGTTGACCTGAACCACGGCGTGCAGCCTGAAAACCCGCTGGCCGAACTGTTCACCAAGGTCGCCGGCACGCCCATCAAGCCCAAGGGCTGACCATGGACGAAGCCGCCAAGGCCAAGCTGGTGAGCCTCTTGTCCGACCCGCACTGGCGGATCAGGAACCTGTACAAGATCAAGGACAAGCAGAAGAACATCGTAGTGTTCAGGCCCAACGAGGCGCAGGAGCGACTGCTTGAAAACCTGCACTACCGCAACATCATCCCCAAAGCACGCCAGCGTGGCTTCTCGACGCTGATCCAGTTGCTGGGCCTAGACACAGCACTCTTCCAGCCCGGCAGCGATGTTGGCGTAATCGCGCAAGACCTGGACACAGCGCAGGACATCTTCCAGTCCAAGATCGAGCTGGCCTACAACAACCTGCCGGAGCAGGTGAAGGCCATGGTGCCGGTGACGAGCAAGACCAAGACCAGCATAGAGTTTGCCAACGGCTCCAAGGTGCGGGTGGGAACCAGCATGCGGGGCGGCACGCCCAACTTTGTCCACGTCTCAGAGTTCGGCAAGATTTGTGCCAAGTACCCGGACAAGGCCGCCGAGGTGGTCACTGGTACGCTGCCCGCGGTGCCGCAGGACGGCCTGATCTTCATTGAGTCCACCGCCGAGGGCCGCGACGGCAAGTTTTACGACATGACAACCGAGGCCCGCGCGCTCCAAGACGCCGGGCGCAAGCTTTCGCCGCTTGAGTTCAAACTGCACTTCGCAAGCTGGTGGGACGCCAGGGAATACGAGCTTGACCCGAAAGGCGTCATCATCACGCCCAAGCAGCACGAGTATTTTGAGCAGATCCAGGCCAAGATCAACCGCGCCATCGGCCAGCGCAAGCGCGCCTGGTACGTCACGACGCTGCGCCAGACCTTCGCGGGCGACCAGCAGCAGATGTACCAAGAGTACCCCAGTACGCTCGACGAGGCTTTCAGCGTCAGCATGGAGGGCACGTACTACGCCAACCAGATCGCGGCCGCGCGCGCCAATGGCCGCTTTGTGCCCAGCATCCCGGTATTGCCGGGCAACGCCGCCTTCACGTTCTGGGACATCGGCAACAGCGACGGGACCGCAGTCTGGGTAATGCAGCGCCTGGGCATGGAGTGGCGCGTCATCCGCTTCAAGGAGGGGTGGGGGGAGCCTTACAGCTACTTCGCGGCATGGCTGCAAGGCTTGGGCCTGATATGGGACACCATTTTTCTGCCACACGACGCCGACCACCGCAGGCAAGGCCAGACCAGCAACAAGAGCCCCAAGGAGATGCTGGAGGAACTCATGCCCGGCGTGCGCTTTGAGATCGTGCCGCGCATCGAGGACGTGAATTGGGGCATCCAGCACACCCGCGATGTCTTCCCGCTGCTTTGGTTCGACGAAACCCACTGCGCCGAAGGCATCAAGCACATTGAGCTCTACCGACGCAAATGGAATGCCAGGCTGGCGTGCTGGGACAGCGAGCCCGACAAGACCGGCAACCACAGCGAGGCGGCCGACGCACTTCGACAGTTTGCGCAGGCCTACAAGAACGGGCAGATCAACGTCTCGCGCGGCCAAGTGCTGCCAACCCGGAAAAAATCGCGGAGCTGGCGGTCAGCGTAGCACCGTGGTACTAGAATCAAACCGCCCAAGCGGCCGGGCATGTGGCCGTCAAGAAGGACAACAATGACTACCTACGCACCAGGCGTAACCATAATGGGCCGAGCAAAGCAGTGGCTGAACGCCAAACTGTTGGACTGGGCTCAGGCCACCGTCAACCGCTACGGCCTTTCGGTGGTCAAGCTCCAGCAGGTGGCCGGCACGACGTACCTGATCGACGCTGATGGCAGTGCGCGCAGGCTCGACACCCCCAAGCGAAGGGCCGGTACGTGACCGCAGTCGCAGACACCGAGGCCGGGATTTACTACTGCATGGTGTGCGGCCCGTGCCTGCGCCTGGTCGGTGAGCACGGAGACGTGACGATCCACGCCCCGGTTGAGCACCCAGAGGACATGACATTCGACGAAGACGAGAGGCCGCAATGAACG